TTTTTCTATGAAGTATTTAGGATCATCAAGACACTTCATCACTTCATCTACTTGTGTTGGTGTAAATCGTGATTTTGTGTGTGCCTTTTTTAGGTTAGGATTTCCTAAATATTGGTCTAATTTCATTTTTTGTCTTTATTTTTTTTTATAAGTTTTTGTAGTTCAGTTGTAGAACCTACAAATAAAGCATTAGTTACATTTTTAGGTACTGAACCTTTTTCTTCTTTTAGTTTTTTAAGTGTACCTTGTAAGTCTAATAAGTTTTGTGCTACTTCGCTTTGTGTTTTAATTAATTGTCCTGCTACTTCGTATGCTCTAGGGTGTTCACCTTCTTTTGCTAATGAAAGTATTCCCTCTATTGCTTCATTACCTTTGTCAAGTAAGTTGTAAAGATTTTTTCTACCAGTTTCAAAGTCTGTTTCAGCATCAGCATTTTTAGGTGCAACAGGCACAGCTGGCTCATTTACTATCTCTAAAGGATTCTTTTGTTCTTTTTTTTCTAAAACTTCGTCAGCTATATTTAATACTTCATTTAATTTATCATCAATACTACTCATTTTAAAACCTTATGTTATTTGTCTTCACCAGTTTTTTCATCATAATTTAAACCATCATTAAAAAATTCTAGTGTAGTTGTATATGTGTAAGTGTCATCTTTGTCAGCACTTGTTGGGTTTGTTGTAACTGTAACTCTTTGTGATCGAGATGGACTTTTATCTGCTGTGTTGGTGTACATATCTGCTTCTACATTTTTTATTATAGCATTACTAGATATTGGACCATATAGATATATTTTTGCTGTAAATTTTAAAGTATATATAATTCTTCTTCTATCTGTTAATGCACCAGTATAACTATCCTCATAATCAACACTTTCTAACACAAAAGGAATATCTCTTTTTGTATCCATATAATCTCTATCTATAATCATAGTTACCGTATAATCAGGTTGAAAGAAAGGAAGTATTTGCTCTATAATTTGTAAACCATCATCTGAGGTTGCTGTATAAACATTTAAATCAAAAGTCACATCATATGGCACAGGAGAATATTGAGTGTTTAGTTTTGTTGTGTCACCACTTGTATTTTTAGCAACTCCTATTCTTTGATTTTTATTTAACTTACGAGTTGCGTCATATGAATAACCAGTAATATCAAAAGACATACGAGGTAGAGTAATCGCCACGCTTGAATCGTCTCCAGTTAAGTCTGCGTTTTGATCTAGTCTTGCAATAAATTTTTCTTTTGGTGCATATGACAATGGCACTCTAATTGTCTGTAAAGGATTTCCGCTAGAATCCGTACGCTTGATATTAATATTATTAAATATTGTACCAAATGCGATTACAGTATTTCTTATTTGTTTATGATAAAAGTGTTGTCCAAACATTAATATTCATCAACCTCTCCGAAAGGATTTCTTTCACTAAAGTCCAATATATCATCTGCTGTAGATGATGTTGTTGTTCCTGCTTTATCTTCAAATGCTTTACCATCATCGGCAGGTTGTTGAGTTTTCATTGTAAAGCTTTCATTAATCATATAGTTGATAGCACCAACATCACTCTCAAGCACAATTGATCCTACTTCATTTTCTAAAGTAAACTGGAAGTTCATTGTATCAGTTGATAGTTGATCTTCAACATTATCAATAGCAACAATACCTGTATCAATTCTTTCTGAGCTGTACTCAAATCTAGTACAAGATAATTTGTAAACAGGCAATGCACTTTGTTGATAGAACGGTTGCTCATGTTCAACAAATTGTATTTCAAAAAATGCTTTTGTAGTAGGAAAATAAACTAAGTCACCTTCTTGTGGTCTATCAGCAACTAAATCACCATTATTTTTAACTAAAGTTTCCCATCTCAATTTAGATAAAGTAAATCTTATATCATCTCTTAATTCTAAACCAAACTTTTTAATTATCTCTTGCTCACCCATATAACCATCAGAATTATCAACATACATTTCTATTATGTAAGAGTCATCAAAAGATGAAGCTGGGTCCTCACCAAATATAGTATCTTTGTTTGCCAATTTTCGTGGCAAATAATAAACATCTTGGCCATAAATCTTCAGTTGTTCTATTATTAAGTCTTCGTATAATCTTTGTTCTGAAGTAGTGCCAGTGTCAAAATAAACATTTGTTGGCATTTAATTTTTATCCTTGTTGCATATGTGGAGGTTCTTCGTAATTTAATCTTATTTCTTCTTCTAGTTTTTGAACCTCTTGAATTGCTGTTGAAAATAATTCAGGTCCGTTAAGTGTAACACCACCTAACATTGCTGTACCATTAAACTTAGATAAGTTTTGTCCCCATTGTCTTTTGATTAGGGCTGTAGTATATCTCTTTAAATATATATCGTTAAACATATTTGTATGTTGAGCAGGATCTAACTGTCTATAACATTCAATAATTAAATATTCACCAGCAGATATTCCTTCTTCCCAATCCATATCAATATATAATCTATTTGATAATGTGTTAAATCTTATTGGTTTTTCTCCTACTAATATGTGATCTAAAAAATCTAAATGACGCATTGTCATATCATAATGAACAATACTAGTTGATGAAAAATCATACAAATCATTTAGTCTTAGTTGATACTTGACATCAAATATATTTAAGTTTGCTCTGTCAGATAAAGGAAAAATATTTATTACACTTAAAACAGCATCTGGTATTACCAAATAGTTTTGATTTTCTTCGTAAGCAGTTTCTACTATATTTGAATCTTCAGTATGTATAGGTGTGCCATCTTCTTTTATTAAATCACCATCACCCTCTAAAACTGTATTTGTGCCAGTTTCTAATTCTATGTTATCAGCATATGTTCCTTTTTCAACAACATTAAAAGATTTATTTGTTCTTAATCTAACTATGTCATCGGCAGTAACTTTATATTTTAAATACATTCTTTCAACACCATCTGTATGATATTGAGAAAAATACTGTACTGCTTCGTCTATTCTATCTTCTATTTGATCTTCATCAACATTTATATCTATTACAGGTTTACCTAATGATCTCAGGCAGTATTCTTTAAATGTTGCTCTTGTATTTGGTTTTGCCATAATTTCTTCCTATAATACTATTTATTTATCCTAATGCGACTGCTTGTGCAATTGCAAAGGCTTTTGTTGCCTTACTATCTAATGCTGTCTGTATATTACCAGTCACGCCATCAACATGATTTAATTCAGCAGTAGTTGCCGTGACACCATCCATAATATTTAATTCAGCTGCAGTAGCGGTAATACTTGTTCCACCTAGTGATAATGCATTAATACCTACTGTTCCTAATCCTGTAACACCACTCTCAGAATCAAGAATAACTGCCTTACTAGCTGTTGCTTGCCCTGCTGTGACACCATCTAATTGTGCAATCTCACTACTAGATATTTCAGCATCACCTATAATTAATGTACCACCAGTTAAAAATAATTTACGCCATGGTCTAGCAGCAGAACCTAAATCAAATGCTCCTGATGTTGTAGGTAATAGATCAGCAGATATTTTATTTGGATCTAATCCACCACCAACAGTTGATAGTTGTATAGATGTTAAATTTTTAAAGTTTAAAAACTCTTTTGTTAATTTATCTAATGAGTCAATTGATTGTAAAGACTTCATCTTGTCTTTATCTAACTCATTAGCAACTTTCATTTCTGAAATATGAGAAAGAACCTTATCTATGATATGTGGATCTGCTTCTATTTCTTTAGCAGAAGCATTCATTAATCCTTGTAATGCTTTTGCACCTGCCTGTCCATATTTCTCTTTTACTTGTTGTTGTGCTTTTATTGTTTCTTCATCTAATATAACTTTTGGTTTTTCTAAACCAGAATTAATTAATAATTTTTGTTTTCTTTCTTCTTCTAATCTTTTTTGTTTCTCTTTTTCTTCTTCTATCTTTTCTTCTATAACTTTCTTTTCAAATAATTCACCTAAAGCTTTAAGTCTTATTTTTTCTCTTTCTTTTTTTTCTTCTTCAGATAGTTCATTAAAAGAATCTTCAGAAATTACTTCGGTGTTTTCTAATTTTATTTCTTCTTTTGTTTTAGGTTTATTAATTAAACCACCAAACAGCTCTTCTAACGCAGATATCTTAGCGTCTTCTTCTTTTATTTTTTTATCTAAATCTTCTTTTTCAAATTCTACATTTGCAAGAAAAGTTTTTAATCCTTTTTCAAGGTGCCATTCATTTAATTGTTTCTCAGGATCAATTGATAATTCTTTTGGTTTTTCTATTTCACCTGCTAATCTTGCTTCTTGTAATTGTGCTATTTGTTTCTCAATATCTACATCTATTTCTAAATCGCCTTCAACTTGTGACAGTTTTACTGTTTGATCTTGTTTAATACCTGGCCACTTACCATTCTGTAAATATTTTTTAGTTGACATATTACGATCTAGTCACGCTTGGCGTAACCGTTGCTCTTCCTTCAATTCTTCTAGTAATCAATCCAGATGAATCTGTTGTTGTTAAATCCCAAACATATCTACCTTCAGCAAGAGTTGAAGTCACAGCGTCTGTCATAGTAATAGTACAAGTGCCATCTGTAGCACTTACTTTTGCAGTTGTAAAAGAATAAGCCGTAGCAGACAAATGCGTCTTTCTCATGCTAGAAGTTATTGTTTCGTTAGATAAATCTACAACTGTTCCTGTTGAATCTTTGATAGTTAATGTTTCTGTAAAATCACAATCTTGATCTATCGTGATATTTTGTATCATTGCCATTAGTCAGGTTCCCGTTAATCGTTTCTTATATTTATAATATATTTAAAACGCCCAACTAACAAATGAATATCTAGTGCCTTTTGTACATTCTGTTACCTCATGAG